ACAGGCACTAGCTTCCTCAAGGTACAATACCTCCCCACGGTCACTAGACCTGCTGTAAGGGGCTTAAACCCACAACTGAGATACCAAGGTGTATTCTCCGTAACAGTCTTTGCCCCCGAAGGTCAAGGCCCAGCTACCGCAGACGACTACGCTAACAAAGTGATAGACGCCTTCGCAGCAACCACTGACATCTCGTTTACCAATGGTGATGCAGAAACAATCATAGTGTCTATTGACTACGCTGAACGTCAGCAGGGAATGATAGATAGTCCTTGGTACTTTGTTCCGATTAACATCGGCTGGTACATATACAAATAACTTCCAATAGGAGAAACCAACATGGCCTTTGCACAGGGTTCACGCTCCAGTCTGTCGTTTATTACCGAATCTACGTTTGGTACGACACCCGCTGGCAACTTCACTAACCTCCCATTCAGCACCCACTCTTTAAATCTTACTAAAGATCGTGTTGCTGGTAACGATATTCAAGCTGACCGTATGGCTCGTGTTGATCGTCATGGCAACCGTCAAGTAGGTGGCGACATTGTTGTTGACCTCCGTGATGGTGATTACGATAGCTTCCTTGAATCAGCTATGCTTAACACTTGGGCGACTAACGTACTTAAAGTTGGTGTTACACCTAAGTTCTTCTCCATTGAAGACTACGCTGCTGACATTGACCAAGCTCGTGTGTTCACAGGCATGTCAGTTTCCACTATGGCTATTTCCCTCGCCCCTAACCAGATGGTTGCTACAACTTTTGGTATGGTAGGCAAAGACATGTCCATGAGTGCCACTGAGAAGACACAGGATGCTGCCTCTGGTGCTGCACCTTTCGATGCTTACTCAGGCGACCTTTCTATCGGTAACGTAGGCGGTGCTGCTCCTGTAGCCATCGTGACAGCCCTTGACTTCACCCTGAACAACTCATACGCACCTACCTTCGTAATTGGCGATGATAGCGCACCTTCCCTTGAGTATGGTCGTGCAGAAGTTGAAGGTACAATGACAGCTTATTTTGAAGATGCTGCGTTAATCAACCGTTTCCTCAATGAGACTGAAACTGAGATTGAAGTATCCGTAGATGATCCTACAGGTGCTAACACATATACCTTCCAATTCCCACGAGTGAAAATCAACTCTGCTGATGTTGGTGTCGATGGCCCAACTAGCCGTATGATCTCTATGTCCTTCGTAGCCCTCTATGATGCTACAGAAGGTACTAACCTTAAGATCACACGCCCAGCATAAGAATACCTAGCTAGGTAGTGGAGGCTCCTGAGTCGGGTCGGGGGTCTCCACGTTAATCAACCCGACATAACTTCCCCCGAAAGGAAACCCCGATGGACTTGAAAGACCTGACACCGAATTTAGACGACATTGTTGTTGAGATTAAACATCCAGCAACAGGTGATGTACTTAAGAATGACGATGGCACGAATATGACAATTACTATTCTTGCGCCCCATTCTAAAGAGTATAAGAAAGCTCAACATGAGCAAATCAGCAAGCGGCTTAAGAAAGCTCAGAAGAGTAAGTCTCAAGATGTTGACTACTCAGATATTGAGGAAGCTACGCTGGAGGTCTTAGCTAAGACGACTAAGGCTTGGAACATTACCTACGGCGGAGAGGTGCCTAAGCTCACTATCGCTAAGGCCAAAGACATTTACGAAGAAGTCTTTTGGATTAAGAGCCAGCTTGAGGAGGTTGTGACTGACTCTCTGGATTTTACGAAGGTCTGATCTGTGAGTTAGTTAAGTGGGCTGAACATCAGTTCAAACTCAATAGACCAGATCAGAACGGCACTACAGAACGAGAACATCTTGAACAAGTAGAGAGGCAGACTGGACGTAGAGTAGAAGCATTGGAACCCCCGACACCCTTCCCCATGCTAATATCCCACGTTTGGTCTGCCTTTATTGCTTTAAGCTCTAGCAGAGGGTCAGGCTTTAGTGGCCCAGCGCCTATTACCTTTGAGCAGATTAAGGCATGGAAAGAACTTACGGAAACATCTATTGAGCCTTGGGAGATTGAGGCCATCAAGAGAATAGACCTAGAATACTTAAGGGTGGCAAATGGCTGATATTAAGATCATAGTAGATTCCTCTGACGTTGCTACCGCGACAAACAGGGTCGATCAGTTAGGGTCGTCTGGTACAGTAGCGCAAAAAGGTATTGATAAAGCCGCAAGAGGTATGAACCAGTTTGGGGCTGTTGCTAAGAATGGTGGTAAAAAGCTAAATACCTTTAACATGCAAATCCAACAAGGTGGCTATCAGTTACAGGATTTCGTGGTTCAGTTACAGAGTGGCACGAGTTTCTTTACAGCCTTTGGTCAACAGGGTTCTCAGTTTGCCGGGGTCTTTGGCCCACAAGGTGCTGTCATTGGTGCTGTTATTGCTATAGGCGCTGCTGTAGGTGGTATGGCTTACAAGATGCTTACTGCTGGTGAGGACGTAAGGGAATTTCAAGAGATACTTGAAGATACCACCGACATTTTAAACAAGTTAACAAAAGCCACAGAAGCAGCCGCAATGTCTAATGAGGAGCTTGAGAAGAGCTTTGGCAATGCGTCAACAGAAATCAAAAGCACCCTTGCTCTGCTAAGGGAAATAGCTAAGAACGAAGCACAAAGAGCTATAGATGACTTAGCCGCCTCTCTTACTAAACTGTATGAGGTCAGCGGGGATGGCGAGAGAAGGGGTGGAATAGCTGCCTTCTTTGACGTTAATATTATGATGGCCTTTACTAGGGCTGGAAAAGCTGCCGTTAAAGAAGCCAGATTACTAACTGGCGAGTTCTTAAATGCACAAGATGCTCTTGCGGCCTCTGAGGGGAACCTAGAGGGGCAGATAGCCGCTACACAAAGATTGCTTAATGCTACTAAGACCTTATCTGATCTTGATGGGGAGCGTAGTGAGGAAGAAGATAAACTAATAAAGCAGATCAGCGAGAGCTTGCTTAAGATGCAAGAGACTCAGACTGTGAAAAAGACCACCCTGTCAACCTATCAAGATATATTAGGGACAGAAGAGGGTCTAGCCCTAGAGGTAGAAGCCCTTAATAAGCTGTTTGAAGACAGACTTGGAACCATAGACGACACTGCAAACCTTTATGAAGACATAATTGGCTCCTCAAAAGGTCTAGCTCAATCGGAAGCAGCGTTAAACAAAATCTTTGGAGACAGGCTTGGTACTATTGATGATACCGCCAACCTATATAAAGATATACTAGGTTCTTCCACAGGACTTTCTCAAGCAGAGTCGGCCTTAAATAAGTTATTTGAAGACAGACTTGGAACTATAGACGATACCGCAAATAACTATGAAGACATCTTAGGCTCATCTGAAGGGCTGCTCGATTCAGAAAGTGCGCTTAATAAGTTATTTGAAGACAGACTCGGAACCATTGATGATATTGCAAATAACTATGAAGACATCTTAGGTTCCTCCAAAGGGCTGCTCGATTCAGAAAGTGCGCTTAATAATCTGTTTGAGGGCAGACTTGGAACTATAGACGATACTGCAAATAACTATGAGGACATCTTAGGTTCCTCCGAAGGACTTCTTGATGCAGAAAGTGCGCTTAATAAACTGTTTAAAGATAGTCGTGGAACCATTGACGATACTGCAAATCTTTATGAGGATATATTAGGCTCCGCCGAAGGTCTCTTGGCAGCAGAGCAAGCGTTAAATGAAATCTACAGTAAAAGGCCCACTCAGATAGAAAGACTTGCTGGTCTCTCCGATGAACAATACCAGCAGATGTTATATGGTCAGGCGTATGCACAGTCTAGGTTGTCTGCACCAGATACCCCCGTTAAGCATAAGAAAGAACCTGCTGTCAAAGAGTCAGACCTAGAGAAACTACAGAAACAACTAAACCTAGAGGATGAACTCCTTGGTAAAACAGAAGCCAGACAAAGGGTCTTACAAGCCCTTGGTGTTAAGTTTGTAGAGAATAACCCAAAGACTATCGCTGGCCTTGAGGAGCAAATTAACAAGAACCTTGAGTTAATGCGGATAGAACAAGAGCGTCAGAGCCTGATAGATACTGTCACTTCTAGCATGGAAGATAACCTGATGGCTATGGCAGAAGGCACTCTGTCGGTTAAAGATGCCTTTAAGAACATGGCTAGGGACATCATCAAGGAACTCTACCGGGTTCTTGTCGTTCAGAGGATGGTTAACGCAGCTAAGTCATTTATGGGCTTCGCTGATGGTGGTGTCTTTAGTGGCGGTAGAGTTGAAGCCTACGCTGACGGTGGTGTAGTCGGTAGTCCAACCTTATTCCCTATGGCTGGTGGTAAGACTGGTCTTATGGGAGAAGCTGGGCCTGAAGCCATCATGCCACTCAAGCGTGGTGCTAACGGTAAGCTAGGCGTACAGATGGAAGGTGGCGGTGGTGATAACGTAGTCATCAACCAATCGTTTAACTTCCAAGCCAATGGTGACGACAGCGTTAAGAAGATCATTGCTCAAGCTGCACCTCAGATCGCACAGATGACTAAGAACTCAATGCTTAATGATCGCCGTAGAGGTGGCACAGCTAAAGCTGTCTTTGGTTAAAGGAACAACAATATGGCACTAAGCTATCCATTAGCTACACCAACGTCTATCGGGATTGAGAGCATTGAGCTAAGGGCAGTTAATGCTGTAGCTACCTCTCAGTCTCCCTTTACCTATAAGCAACAGATCATTTCCCACGGTGGACAGAAGTGGGAAGCCTCAGTTAGTATTCCCTCGGTACATCGTGATAAGGCTGCACAGTGGAAGGCACTACTGGTTGGACTTAAGGGGCCAGTCGGTACGTTCCTCTTAGGTGATCCTGACTATGCTACACCACAGGGTACAGTTAGCTCATGTACACTCACAGGTAGTGCTGGAGATGACACTGGTTCTGTCGTAATGACTGGCACATTACTAGCGGGTGACTACATTCAGCTTGGGTCAGGGTCAGCAGCTAAACTCCATCAGGTACTCTTAGATCAAGACGGAGATGGAACCCTAGAGATATGGCCTTCGTTACGCTCTGACTATACGAGTGAGACAGTTATCTTTAATGCACCAAAGGGTGTCTTTAGGCTTGCTAACAATGTGACCTCATGGTCAATCAATAATGCGTCAACATACGGCATTTCGTTTGAAGCTGTCGAAGCTGTGATATGATAAGGATATACACTAATGGCTGATAAGAAAATTACCCAACTTACGAATATCACAGGTGCTGACCTTGTTGACGTTGATGAGTTCGTTGTTGTCGATATATCCGCTGATGAGACTAAGGCTATTACCCTCGGTGAGTTAAAGGAAGCCTTTGATAGTGGCTCAGGGTTCGTAAGGATCACTGGCGATACGATGACGGGTGATCTTACAGTCCCCAATGTAATCGTAAGTGGCAACGTAGATGGTCGTGATGTATCAGCAGACGGTACAAAGCTAGACGGTATTGAGGCTGGTGCTGACGTAACTGACACAGCTAACGTAACTGCTGCTGGCGCTGTTATGACCACTGCGGCAACAGGTCAAGCTAATATGCCAGCGGGTACAACTGCCCAGCGCACAGGCTCACCTATAGCTGGTGCCTTACGGTTTAACTCTACTGATGTATCGTTTGAAGGGTACGATGGTACTGAGTGGGGGGCTATTGGTGGAGGTGGAGGTGCATCTGAAGGTATCTTCTACGAAAACGATCAGTCCCTCTCTACTAACTACACTATCGTATCAACCAAAAATGCTATGACAGCAGGTCCAATAACAATTAACGATGGTGTTACTGTTACAATTGAAACAGGCGGAAGATGGGTGGTTTTATAAATGGCTATTAATTTAAACGGAACGACAGGTATTACAACAACTGGCCTGACATCTAACGGCATTGATGATAACGCTACGTCTACTGCTATGACACTGGATACCAGCGGTAACTTGCTGGTGGGGAAGACTGTTGCTAACACAACAACATTGGGTAATACAGTTTATGCAGGTATTGTTTCTGCAACTATGTCAGGTGATCCAGCTATCTTTGCAAACAGAGCGCAGGATGGCTCTGTAATAGAAATCCAGAAAAACGGCACCACTGTGGGGAGTATTGGGGCAGATACAAGTCGTCTAGTAGTCCACGGCACAAGCACAGGCATACGTTTTGCAGGTAGTGAGTTAATGCCAACAAATGGAAGTGGCACAACTGTAGATAACACAGTTGACATTGGACATACGACTTACCGCTTCAAAGACCTCTACCTCTCTGGCGGTGTCTACCTTGGCGGCACTGGGTCGTCTAATAAGCTGGATGACTATGAGGAGGGGACTTGGACGCCAGCTATAACAGGCATCACAGTTACTTCTGGAACTTTCAATGGTACTTACCGTAAAATTGGAGGTTTAGTTTCACTTACCATGAGAATGGAGAATTGTACTTTAACGGGAAGTGGGAGTACTATAACTGGCTTACCTTTTACCTGTAATTTAAGAACATCGTCAAGTGGGCCAGTGACTTATAATCATCCAAATGGAGATAAACCTCTTGGTATTCTTATAGAAGGCGGTACACCTAACGCATATTTTCAATACAATACAACAGGTGCTTGGGTCGGCGCTCCGTTTACTGCTGGTCCTAATCGTTATATTGCCGTTCAAATGACATACACCACTAATGCATAACACCTCATCTGGAAGATGAGTAGTCAGTCCAACCATCACAGGAGATAAACGATGGCACTTACAGAACGCACAGTCCAAGACAAAATCGAAATTGTCGGTGACTACAAGCACATTCAAGTACGCACAGCAACCGTGATTGAACGTGACGGTGTAGAGATCAGCCGATCATTCTCACGCCATGTCGTTGCACCGGATGCAGACATCACAGGTGAAAGCACAGAGGTACAAGCCATCTGTGCAGCCGTACACACACAAGCGGTTAAGGATGCTTATGCAGCCCATCTTACTGCGTCACTAGACGCTGGGGCGTCAGCAGCCTCACAGGAGGTCTAAGCCATGAGCAAGATAACCCTAACGCCAAACGCAAGTGGCACAGGTACGTTTACGGTTGCTTCACCCAACAGCAATACCAATCGCACACTCACGCTGCCTGATGAAGCGGGGGAATTGCTTATCAATGGAACAACATCTAATGTTGGGATTGGGACGAGTTCGCCTACAACTAAGCTACAGTCCAAGGGCGGCAGTATTTCAACTCCAACAAACAATGCAGGTCTTATTGCAAATGCTTCTGCAAGTTTTGTTGTAGAACACGGCAACGATTATGGCATCTACACGGGATATGTAAATTCAACAAATGATGCAGTTGGTATCGCCGCAACAAGAACACTGGGTGGTGCTTTACCTTTAAGCTTGCAGCCCTTTGGCGGTAATGTTGGCATTGGTTTAAGCACTAATATTGCAAGTAAACTTCATGTAAATTCAGAATTAAGCCTTGGCCCAGATAATAATAATAGAATGATTGTTGGCTCTACTTCTGGCGGCGTTGGTTCTATTGGCACTATTGAAGGTGGCACTGCTTCTTTTGACACTATGACTTTTAAGGGCGGTAATGTTGGCATTGGGACGAGTTCGCCAACTGGCCCGTTAAGTGTGCAGTCAAACACAAACGCAACAGCAATCAAAATTATTGGCAGATCAGATGACATTTCTGAACTTGATTTCATGGAAAATGACAATTCAACAATTCTTACAAGACTTCAATCAAGGCCAACCTACTTCGGTATTCAAACTAAACAAACCATTCCTATTATTTTTAGCACTAATGGCTCAGAACGTATGCGCATCGACAGCAGCGGTAACTTGCTGGTGGGTACTACGAGTTCAAACATTATTGTAGATGGTGTTGATGGTTTTAAATACTTTGCCAGTGGCACACTTCAGTTAAACAATGGCTCTGCAACAACTGCTGAAATAGCCAGATACGGAACAGATGGTGCAGTAATAAAGTTTTACAAAGGGTCTACTGAAGTTGGAAACATAAGTCTTACTGGCTCAAGCACAGCCTACAACACATCGTCCGACTACCGCCTAAAGACTGACGCCCAACCAATGACAGGCGCATCTGCCCGTGTCCAAGCACTGAACCCAGTCAACTTTGAGTGGATTGCTGACGGTACTCGTGTCGATGGCTTCCTAGCACATGAAGCACAGGCGATTGTCCCAGAGGCAGTCACAGGCACAAAGGACGCAATGCGTGACGAGGAATATGAAGTTACTCCTGCGGTCTACGAAGATGTGGTTATCCCTGCTGTACTTGATGACGAAGGCAATGAACTTGAGGCTGAACGTACAGAACAGCAGCTTGTCACTGAAGCTGTAATGGGTACTCGCAGTGTTCCTGACTACCAAGGCATTGACCAAAGCAAACTCGTACCTTTGCTGACTGCTGCACTGCAAGAAGCACTAACAGAAATATCTGATCTTAAAGCTAGGGTCACAGCATTGGAGGCAGTGTAATGAGTACCATTAAAGTTGACACAATAACAGACGAGGCTGGTACTGGCGCTCCTACCCTTTCGCATGGGGTAACTGTAGCTGGCAACGTGTCAGTCGATGGCGGCACGATCAAGCTCGACGGGAATTATCCTACGGGTACAGGCAACGTAGCGTTGGGTGAAGCTGCGTTGGATGATGGCTCGTTGAGTGGGGGAAATAACGTAGCTATCGGCTCCAGCTCTTTGACGAGCAATACATCTGGCGCATCAAACACAGCGGTTGGTCAGTTTTCTCAGTATTCAAACACTACGGGGTCTAACAACTCCGTTGTCGGTGACGCCGCCTTAGCGTTTAACACCACAGGCGGAAGTAATACCGCAGTCGGTAAAGAGGCCCTTCGTTCCAACACCACCGCCAGCGGCAACACTGCGGTTGGGTATCAGGCTTCTTATAGCAATACTACTGGAGCGCAGAATGTTGGCTTAGGGTATCAAGCTCTTTATGATGCAACCACTGCTAACTTTTCTACGGCTGTTGGGTATCAAGCAGCAAGCAACTTAACTACTGGCGCACACAACATTGCGATTGGTCGCCATGCCTTACTGACAAATACGACTGGCGCAAGTAATGTGGCGGTTGGCAATCAGGCATTAAACTCCAACACCACCGCCAGCAACAACACAGCTGTTGGGTATGAGGCGGGGTATAGTAATACTACTGGGGCAACAAACTCTGCCTTTGGTCGTCTTGCTTTTTATTCAAACACAACGGGTTCAGAAAACACAGCTATCGGTGAAGGCTCTCTGTATGATAATACTACAGGTAATTATAACGTAGCAGTTGGTAAAGAAAGTCTCGTAAACAACACCACCGCCAGCCACAACACTGCGGTTGGGTATTTTGCTGGGTATAGCGTTACAACGGGTTTAGTATCGGCATTTGGTTCGAGTGTTTTAAAGAATAACAGCACGGGTAGCTACAACACAGGTCTTGGTGGGCGTGGGTCTGATAATTATAGTACGCTAAACGAGAATACCACAGGTTCCTACAACGTAGCTGTTGGACACGGTTCTTTGGCTAGGAACACCACCGCCAGCAACAACACTGCTGTTGGGTATCAGGCGGCGTATAGTGCTACTACAGCAAGCGACATAACAGCGATTGGTTGGCAAGCAGGTTATTCTGCTACTGGCACAGCTTCAACATATATTGGCTCTTACGCTGGCCAAACAACAACAGGTATAAACAACACGTTTCTTGGACATACATCAGGATACTTAGTTACGTCAGGAACTAGGAACACCATCATCGGTAAATACAACGGCAACCAAGGCGGCTTGGACATCCGCACCTCAAGCAACAACATCGTGCTGTCGGATGGGGATGGCAATCCCTTTGTTAGAGTTACCTCATTTAGTTTTAATTATCAAACAGGTTCCGCAACGACGGTAGATGCGTCCAATCCAGATGGTGTTTCTTTAGTTAAATATACTGGTCAAGGAATTGTCAGAGTTGGGAATACAGCAACAGGGGGAAGAAATGTCATTGAATTTTACAACGGCAACGGAAATGTTGGCAACGTAACAACTAGTGGCTCATCCACAGCCTACAACACATCCTCAGACTATCGCCTAAAAGAAAACGTAGTTGACCTTACAGGCGCAACTGATCGGCTCAAGCAATTAGAGCCAAAGCGGTTCAACTTTATTGTAGATGACACTACAACTGTTGACGGTTTCCTTGCTCACGAGGTTCAGGCAGTCGTGCCAGAAGCTGTCACAGGCACAAAGGATGCGGTAGATGATGATGGCAACCCTGTCTACCAAGGCATTGACCAAAGCAAGCTAGTGCCACTCTTGGTCGCTACAATCCAAGAACTAGAGGCACGGATCACTGCCCTAGAAAACGCTTAACCGTAACCAGTCAGAAAAGGAGAAAGAACATGACTGATACACCAACTGCGGAAGAAATCGCACAGCACTACACAGCAATGGGTCACTCTGTTGACCTGCTGAACGCTGGCAAGCCAGAGGATATGTCCGACGCTGACTGGGCTGACACTGTGTCACGCAACGTAGAGCATCTGACACTCATGGTGGCTAAAGACTTCTGGACTACAGAAGATATGACCGCTGCTAACGCTGCAATCGCAGCAAACTCTTAACCCCAACTGAAAGGAGACCGTCATGAGCAAAAATGAAAAGAACCTCATCACAGTCAACGACATCGAATACAACATCGAAGACTTCACTGACGCACAGAAGACTATGCTGAACCATGTGCAAGACCTAGATCGAAAGCTGGGCAATGCTCAGTTTAACTTGGATCAGCTTAATGTTGGTCGTGAGGCATTTGTGAATATGCTGGCGGGTTCGCTTGAGGCTCCATCGGAAGATACACCAGAAGAGTAATAAGGTAGGTTCTAATGTCCCGTGATCTAAGTAACATTACAATAGAGAATATCTCTGCTGATGTCGTGTATCCATTCTTTGCGACAGAGCTAAGGTTTGATAACAACATCATTCGTATGTGGACAGGTCAGGGGACATTAGTTCTCGAAGATGGAACTGAGTGGATTGGCCTTGGTCAACTCTTAGACATTTCATCTATCGAAGAGACCTCAGAGATGTCCGTAAAGGGTGCTACAATTACCCTCAGCGGTATTCCCTCGGAGCTACTATCTTTAGCCCTGAGTACCCCATACCAAGGTCGTATCGCTAAGATTTACTTTGGTACATTCCAGCAGGGTAGCATACTCCAAGAGACAGGTAACTACATTCTCCTACAGGATGGTTCTAAGATTAACCTTGAGAGTATGGCTAAGGGTTTTAACGAGCTATTCTCAGGTTACATGGATCAGATGAACATCGAAGAGTCTGGGGAAACGTCAAGTATCGAACTTGCTGTTGAGAACAAACTTATTGACCTTGAGAGAGCTAGAGTAGCTCGTTTTACCTCTGGTTATCAGAAGTCAGTTTACCCCGGTGATCTTGGGTGTGACTTTATTGAAGACCTACAGGACAAGAAGATTTCTTGGGGTCGGGCAGAAAGTAATGGTTAAGTATCAACAAGAGTTTCTAAGTCAGGTTGAGCTTGATATACAATACTTGATAGAACTGCATTGGTCTGAGATAGCCCTTAATCAAGATAACATAAAGTTGAACCCTGACTGGTCAGCGTATCATAGCTTAGAAGAACATGGTAAGCTAAAGATATTTACAGCTAGAGATGACGACAGACTTGTTGGTTACTTTGTCGTTATCGTAGGTAATAACATCCACTATAAAGACCACCTGTTTGCAACCAATGATATTATCTATATGCACAAGGATTACCGTAAGGGTTTTGCTGGCATTAGGCTAATTAAGTTTGCTGAAAGACACCTTAAAGACGATGGTGTTTCTGTCCTGACGATTAACACTAAGATACACCAACCTTTTGATGCAGTCCTTGAGAGACTTAAGTTTAATATGGTTGAGCGTGTGTACTCTAAATACCTTGGGGGGTAAATAATCATGGCTGTATCTGCTGTTGTAGCTTTAGCTTCCACTGCCGCAACAGCGGTTACTGTGGGCCTTACCACAAGTTTTATAACTGCGTTTGCCGTAAACTTTGCCCTTGGTGCTGCACTTAAGGCACTCACACCCAAGCCCTCTGTTGGTGGTATCGGGGGTTCTAACCGTGGCTATCAAACTACGGCTATTGGCACAGCACTAGACCACCAGATTATCTATGGTAAGGTTCGTGTTGGTGGCGCTCGTATATACGATGAAGCCACAGGAAGCACTAATGAGTACCTCCACAGGATCATTGCTTTTGCTGGGCATGAGATACAGTCCTTTGATGAAATCTATATTAACGATGAGTTAGCTACGCTGGACGGTAGTGGTAATGTTACTTCCCCAAGTAAGTACAACGGTAAAGTCCGTATCAAGTTACACTTGGGTTCACCAGATCAAACTGCCGATAGTTCTCTCGTAAGTGAATCTGCCCACTGGACTTCCGAACATAGGCTCCGTGGTATTGCCTACATGTACATACGCCTCCAGTTTGATGCTGATGTATTCCCCAATGGTATCCCTGAAATCACAACTACCATTAGTGGCAAGAAAGTATATGACCCCCGTACATCAACGACAGCATGGTCAGATAACCCAGCTTTATGCTTAAGGGACTACCTAACGTCCTCTTATGGTATAGCTGAAGACACAGTTAACATTGATGATGCTTTGGTCATTGCTGCTGCTAACGTGTGTGACCAGACTAACACAATCGCTGGTACAACACGTTATACTTGTAATGGTGCTTTCACTACAGCCTCTACACCCTACGACATGATAAATGCCCTCTTGACTTCTATGGATGGTAGCTTGTGGTATGCTCAAGGTAGCTGGAGAATGAAGCCAGCCTATTGGACTGCACCTGTACTTGATCTTAATGAGGATGACTTACGTTCTAGTGTCAGTGTGTCCACACGTCACTCCCGTAGGAATAACTTTAATACTGTCAAGGGTACATTCCGTGGTGAAGAGAGCAACTGGCAGACTACAGACTATCCACAAGTAACTAATGCAGCCTTTGTTGCCGCTGATGGTGGACAGGAGTCCGTAGCTGATGTTGATCTACCATTTACAGATAACTATATTGAAGCTAGGCGCATTGGTAGAATTTCGCTGGAGCGTAACCGACAGCAGCTTACTGTTAATGCTTCCTTTGGGCTAAAGACACTTCAGGTGCAGGTGGGTGATAACATCCGCTTGACTAACTCCCGCTTTGGTTGGGATAACAAAGAGTTTGAAGTTGTCGCTTGGAACTTTGGTCTTACTGATGGCCTTGACCTACAGACACAGATGACCTTACGGGAAACTGCTGAATCTGTATATGATGAAGTTGATGATGGTGTCGTCTACGAAAGAGATAACACAACTCTACCTGACCCTTTTGATGGCCTAGCTATAACTAACCTTTCTGTAGGTGGCGGCGGTAGAACTCAGAGCGATGGTACATTTGTAAGTTCAGCTATACTATCTTGGGACGCAGTGGATAACGCCTTTGTATCTCACTATGAAGTAGAATGGAAACCTACTGCTGACTCAAGCTACTCAAGCACAACAACTGTCGGCAACAGTATTGAGTTGTCACCCATCATTGATGCTGTGGAGTACACCTTTAGGGTTCGTGCTATAACGGTACTTGGTAACGGTGGAGTTATCTCTTCTATCGTTTACACTGTGAGTGGTGACACAACTGCACCAAACGCTCCAACTAACCTTTCTGCCGAAGCTGGCTACAAGTACATTACAGTTAACTTTGATCTTCCTACAGCAGCAGACTTTAACAGAGTTGAGGTTTACGAAGGTACTTCCAGCAATTTTGGCACGGCAGTTAGTATCGGCTTCACTTCTGGTAACACTTTTGTAAGAACTGGCCTTGGTAATGCTGAAACGAGGTACTATTGGATTAGGTCTCAAGATTACAGCGACAACAACTCAGCTTTTGTTGGGCCAGTTAATGCTACAACTTTCCTTGTGGAGGAAGCTGACCTTACCCAAAGTTTGATCGACACTATCAATGCTGCTGGTGTGGATGCTGTAAACTCCCTACCTGCAACTGGTGACTTTGACGGTCAGATTGTGTTCTTACTGACTGACAATACTTTGTACCGTTGGGATGAGACTGGCAGCGCATGGTCTAACGAGCTTTACACTGACATTCAAGACAACTCAGTTACTACTGACAAGTTAGTTGCAAGTGCTGTAGTAGCATCTAAGATTGCTGCTGGTGCTGTAACTGCTGACAAGTTAAATGTTAGTGAGCTTTCAGCAATCACCGCTCAGATTGGTACATTCTCTTCTGCGGCTACGGGTGCTAGGCTCTTACTACAAGACGATAAGATTATTGTGTATGACGCTAGTAATGTTATAAGGGTTAAAATAGGAAACTTGTCTTAATGTCGTATGGTTTTGAAATATTAACAAACCAAGGTCTTGTTGACGTTGCGAGTATAAATGTTGCTAGGTTTTTGTCGTCCTACACAAGGACTTCATACAACGGTTCTTTGACAGAAAGTAACTTCTCAACATCAAACGGATTAGGTCACATATCTTGTGCGACTAATGACGGAAAGATTGTACCAGAGTTTACATGGAACAATTCAACTAAGGTGTTGTCTTGGCAAACACCCGCAGATCAAAGTGGGAGTGGTTTAATACCTCAGAGCCTGTTTAGTACCAACTTCACCTTCAGCTTCTGGGTTTTTGATTAATGGCTTATGGAATAGTAGTAGAAAACCTAAGTGGTCACAAGATTATACAAGACCAACAACCAATCTTTGCCTTAAAGAGGTCTGGAACTCTCTCCCAATATCAGACCACAAATGTAGGAACTGCACCTTACACCGCTCAAGGGTATCCGCACCTATATGGTTACTTGGTCACTGGGTCTAACGCGGAACCTGTTGGGGACGAAGAGTTTTTCATTAAACTTGAGGTTGGTGAGTGGGTATCTTATCACCCTTGGCAGTTGTTTATTAGTGACGGGCAGTCTAATGCTTATACGACACTGGCCTTGAGTCAGCTAACATCAAACAGAAGCTCAAACTTGCCTTATTATGTTTTCGATAGGATGAATAATATTTCTGGTGCAGGTTCTTCAACTGGGTACGGGGCGCAAGTGTTTAATGCCAGCGGGAGTTGTATGTGGGACAGTAACGAGATAACTAATAGGGTTTCTCAAGGGGTTACTGCTACTGGGGGAACAACTGTTAATGTTACTTCTACCGCAAACGCAGTTTCATTACGATCTTGGTACTTAAAGATTACTGGCGGGGGTGGTGCGATTGGCAGAAATGGATATACCTTGGTTAAGAACTGGTACGCAAAAAGAGTTTCTACAACATCTTGGGAGATCGCTATCGGAGATATTGACTACGGGTTTTATCCATATCAAGGAGCTTGGTATAACTTTTCGTCACCAACTACCTTGCTAACTGGGGACGCAAAAGTCTTACTGGCATACACATAGGGGGAAAACGGGATGTATGAGTATTTCTCCACAATAGAAGAAGCTCAAGCCAAAGCCCATGAGATTTATCCAGATAAACAGTTTGAGGTTTCTTTAGGTAGCCCGTGGGTAGAATTTGGCTATATAACAGAAATAGAAACTGGGTACAGGCTTCAGACAAACCTTTGAATAGATAAACCAGAATAAGGATACACTAATGCCCTACAAACTTGGAACACGCAGTCTACAGAACTTGTCGGGTGTTAACCCTGATATGGTCGCTGTAGTTAAGAGAGCAATCGAGATCACTGAGGTTGACTTTACAGTCATCGAAGGTATCCGTCACATCAACCGTCAACGAGAGTTACTCAAGGCTGGTAAGTCAACTACCTTGAACTCACGACATATCACAGGTCATGCTGTAGACATGGTTCCTTATCCTGTCGATTGGGAAGACCTAGAACGCTTTGAGCTTATGGCTGAAGCTATGAAAGAAGCAGCAGAAGAACTCGACATTCCTATCGTATGGGGTGGTGACTGGAAGAGCTTCTATGATGCACCTCACTTTGAACTTGATCGAAAGACGTACCCATGAGCAGAGAGATGATTAACAATAATTTATCAATAGGGTTAATCTTAGGTCTAATTACTCAGGGTGCAGCAATAGTATGGACTGTATCAATGATGATGTCGGACATCGAAAGTAACCGTGACGACATCATGGAGACACAATCTAGGATCACAAGGCTTGAGTCTGCTGTTAATACTCAGGCTGTGTC